TTAGCAGGCTATCATATCAGAATTTCCTTTATGTTTTTCGACTACTTTCTTCACGCTTGATTCGTGCCAAAAAACTTCTTTCTCACTTACCCGGATAGGTTGTGGGATTTCACCATTTTTAATCATGCGATAAAACTTGGTTCTTTTGATAGATAGGAGCTGCATAAACTCTGTAGCTCAGGACTGGACAAGGTATGTCGAAGCAACCAAGACTATTCAAAACTCCCCATTGATGATCAAGGATGGAGCTGCATCCATTGCTGACATCAAGCAACACGCACGTCAGCTAAAAAATCAATACGGATCTGTTGGGGCCATTGTGGTTGATTATCTTCAAAAGATCACCACCCCAAACTTGCCAAGCAATATCAGTGAAACCGATCGAATTTCATATATTTCCAATGCCCTAAAGCAAATAGCGATGGAATTTCAATGTCCAGTATTTGCCCTATCGCAGCTTAGTCGGGCACTTGAATCAAGACCAGATAAACGCCCAATGATGTCGGATCTTCGCAGCTCAGGCGCAATCGAGCAGGATGCAGATGAAATTCTATTTCTTTATCGAGATGAGTATTACTACAAAGCCAAATCAAAGTTTCCTGGTGTGGTTGAGGTTAATGCAGCCAAAGTGCGTGATGGTGTGGTGGGTGAAACTTTCCTTTGTTGTGAATTGAATTTTGCCCGCTTCTCCGACCTGCACACCCCACAACTTGAAGCACTGGCCAGCAATAATAAGGATTCAATAGTATGAATAAGAAAACTATCAAACCAAATACAGATCTAGTTTTTGCAAGATTTGCCATTTTTGGAATGGTGGCAATTGTATTTACAGTCCTTTCAATCAATGGCCTGCCGTCGTGGTTTTTGTGGCTTGTCATGTTGTGGGGTGTGTTCTCAATCTTCTCAGCAGCTATTCAGGCTGATGAAGTCGCAACAGAAGCAGAGGCAACACAAAGCGGCATAAATCAACTCAAGTGGCTGGTGAATCATCAACACAAGATCATCAAACAACATGATCAATCTTTAGAGCGAATGCTTGAGTTTAAGGGACACGTTAAAGATCACGTTTCCAACCTGAGAAACAAGGGGTTGCCGCAAATAATAACCCAGCTCGATAACATGGATGCTTTGATCAAGGCTAACAGCCAGAAGTGTGAGTGCACCAATCTCCCAGTATCTAACAATTTCTTTAACAAGCTGATTGTTTGTCATCAATGTGGAAAGGAGTACTTGATGTGAGTACAAACCAAGAATTATCAAAAATTGGAATGATGTTTATTCACTGGATTCAGGTACACAGAGAAGCGATCAATCGTTTTGAAGATTTCAGCAATTGCTTTGTCAATAATCCAGATGAGCCAGTACACAGCAAAAAGGACTATAGCGAGGCTTGGGATATTCAAAAAGAGGCTTCGGTTTTGGGTGGTGAGGCTAAAAGACGCTATGAGGCTTTGCTTGAGGAAGTTGATATTTATCTAGCTAGACAGAGAACTGATGTTCTTGATGGCGGTGAACAATATGAAACGAACCGCCATAAAGCTGAGGAAGCAATTGCAAAAGGCGCAAGTCTGACAAAGCATAAGGTGGATCTATGAGAGACATAAGTTTAGTGGCTTTGGGTGTCTTTCTGTGCCTGTTGTTCTTTGTGGAAGCGATAAGCAAGCAGAAAGCTGAAAAAGAATTTTGTGATGGCTACAACTCAAATTATGCGTATGCAGGGCGTTCATATTTATGCCCAAACAACAAGGGGCAATAACATGAACTCGAAACTACACATCATGCAAGCAGTAGATTGGAATAAATACGATTTAACTGAGTGGTTGCGTCAATTTGGTCATTGGCAAGGTGGGGGGATACACCTCAACGGATCTTCTGAAAATCCCTTACTGGGAGCAATTAAACGAGCCAAATTAAGACTAAAAAAAGGGGATAGAGAAAAAATTATTGCTCAATATCTCTGTGATGAAAATTTTAGTGAATTGAGCCCAAAAAAATTAACCACATGCTTAATCACGGATGATGAGGCTAGAGCTGTACAGAGATTGATTGTCGACTATCTGGATGGTTGTAATTCTGAGGCGGTTTTTGACTGGATGAAAGCGATTATTGACCGTTACTTTAATCAAAAATCATGGCCTGAAATGGTGAATAGAAGCCGAACAATTAACGAAGCTAGGTCGGATGTTAAGTGTGGTTTAGCTGCACTCCATTCAAGATACCCTTTTATTCACTACAAAAAAGGGACTGTGTAGTGAACCTATTGAAAGTTATGCAAAAATCAGTTAATTGTATGAGGATTAAACAACGGTGGTGATAATGATAGAAAATCCGCAACATTTTAATTTAATTACAAGTTTTGAAGAAATTGAAGCCCGTCCTAATTTTATAGAACGGAAGGTAATACCTAAAGGTGAAGCAGTTGAAGGGGTGCTTAATGATCTGGTTGGTTATTACTACTTTAGAGATGAGGTGAAGTGCGGAATATCGAGCTGTGGAACAAAGCACCAGAAGGGGTATATCGCCAGCTTAAATGATGGCCATGAGATTATCATAGGGCATAATTGCGGTAAGCGATATTTCGGTGTTTCATTTGATGAAAAAACAAGTCAGTTCCAGCATTTAAGAGACAATGCGCTGCAGTATATCCAGATTAAAAATATGTTTGAAAAGCTCCCAGAATTGAAAGCGAATCTTGAGCGTATTTTAGATCGATCTGGAAAGCTCACTTTTCTTCAGTTAAAAATGGCAATCAAAGACTTTAAAGAGAATGCCTTGGACTATTGGATGCGTCGACGAATCTACAATGAAGTTTCTCACAATGGGGCAATTTATATTGTTGATTTTAAGACCGAGGAGGAAATTGCGGCCGAGTACCTAATGGGGAAAACCAAAGTGGTTGACACCAAGCGTGTGTTGATGGGTACTGTTGTCCATTATGACCTAATAGCAACATGGCACAATGCGGAAAAATTAAAGGATTATTTTGATCGGCTTTATCGCGAGTTAAAAAACCCTAACCAGTTGTCAGGGCAAACAATAAAGGCATTGGCAAAGAAATTGAGACAGCATGATCAAAACCTTCGAGAGTTAGAAGAATTTTGTGTAAATGGAAATAAGTTATTTACTCCAAGAAACCTTATCCAGTTTGCAACTCTTTTTGAAAAGAAACACGATCAACAGGCTATAGAAAAATATGCAAATAGATTTGCTTAGGGTATTGACCCTGTACAGGCCACATGTTAAATTTAGTGTATAGTGCTGTAGTTGTAAGTGTTTCACTACCGCCAGTTTAAAAGCTCATCAATTTGATGGGCTTTTTGCATCAGGCATCTGAGAAGCAACGTTAGCTTTTAAATATCATGTTGTGTAAAATAAAGTTAAGTAAGCTTTAGGAAAAGTCATGAAATTTGTTGCGATATGTGTTATGGCATTATTAACTTCTGCGTGTGCCAGTTATCAACTTGCTCCCGAAGTGGAAAGTCAAGAGTGTACTTTTTACCATAGTAAGAAAGCTGCTCCGATGCCCCCTAGCGCAATGAAAGAGCTGAAGCAGCGGTGTTTAGACTCCCAAAAATGATTTGGGATAATGGTTTTTATAATGCTTGAAAGTGTTAAAAAAATTCAATAAAAATGAGAAGCTCATCGAAAGGTGGGCTTTTTTTGGTATTTTACTTTGTAACATTGCAAATCAATATGATATAAAATTATTTAAATTTTTTAATGTATGGGAATAAAATGTCAGAAAATAAAAGTCATTGGTATCAGGTAGGTGTTAATTATTTAATAGTCGGCACTCCAATTCCAATACCTTACGCTGTGTTTGTTCCAAGTACTGAGAAATACGATAACATTAATCACAGTATGGTTATGCAGTTTGCTGATATTGCTAGCAAACATATACAAGAAAACAACCCAGATATTCAGATAACCAATCTTGTCGCTACAAGCATTTCTTATTTAGGACATATGTCTAATGATGTGTTTTATGCCAAATAGCTTGATTTAATAAGCTTGCTAACCTCCTTCGGGAGGTTTTCTTTTATGCCCTGCTTCGGTGGGGCTTTTTATTGTCTGTAAAAAGACAATCTATCCTACTGGAGTGCCGACCAGTAGAGCATGCCTTCGAGTAAAACCACAAAGCAGGGTTTGGCAACCCGACTAAAAGAGGATTGAAAGCAAGTGAAGCAGACCGCGCATGTTAGGTTTGTGTGATTGTGAGTAGCGGTGGACTAGTTGCCGAGCTGGTTAATATCGAAATTACAGGCAAAGGGTGTGGTGGATTGCCATGCCCTTTTTTATGCGCCATTCGTCTAATTGGATAAGACATCATAATTCTAGTGTGATTGATACGGGTTCGAGTCCTGTATGGCGTGCCATTTAATTTAGAGAATGTCTATGGACACAATCGAAGCGAAGAAGAATCTTGAAATTTACAGAAGCAATTTAAGCAAGCTGCAAACTTACAATCATCTCTATAGCAGCAACACATTTAAAGATGAGTGTGAGCGAGTTAAGAAGGACTTAGTCAAACGAATCGAGAACCTAGAAGATGCGTTCGCAAAAGAGGCTAAACGAAATAAGGCAGTTGCCATGCGTTAGGTGTGGTTCTAGTCCTTCACAGGCTGCACACAGCAATTCAAGTAAGCACGGCAAGGGTAGAGGTATCAAAAGTTCAGATATCTACACGGTGCCACTTTGCCACTTATGCCACAGTCAATTCGACCAGTTCATACTAGGAACAAGACAAGAATCAGAAGCTTTGTTTGATGGGGGGTTGGAAAAGACCGAGAGGATGTTGACGCTTAAAGAGCAGGATGTTTTTTGATATAATAATATGTGGCTTTGTGGAGACGCATAATGAATAAATCAGAAGCACTAGAATTTGCAAATAATATTCAAGCAACGCATATTTTTGAGAATGAGTATAACGAACTTGGGTGGGTGTTTTTTAAAAAGTGTGGAAGTAATAATCCTATTTTTACACCTGAACAAAAAGTATATTTTATGAAACTAGATAATCCAGCAGAACGCATTGTCTTTATGGCTAGTTGTTTCTGTGCAAAATCTGATTTGTACTATGATAATGAGCATAAGCAATGGTTTGCAGAAATAAATTACTCTAATCCTGATTTTAGTATTATTCCCAAAGAAGCTATTAAAGTTTAAGAAGAAATGACAAACATGCCACCCACGGGTGGTTTTTTATTTATAAGTAATTGAAAACATTATCGTACGATGTTGAGGTGGATATGAATCAAGCAGTGTTCACTATCAAAGATCACTCAGACATCACTAAAACAATGTCGTACCTGCACACCAATTACACGCAGGCAAATTTTGAAGGCAAGCCGCTGGTTGTTTCAATCTCACCGGAATGTAAAAAGCGATCCGTCGCTCAGAATTCCCTGTATTGGAAATGGCTTTCCGTCATTGAGCGAAAGACTGGCAACGATAAAGATCAGATGCATTTTGAGTTTAAGAAGAAGTTTCTAATCAACATATTGAAGCGTGATGACAAAGAATATGCAGAGATGTGCTTAGCCTTGTCAGCATTGAAACAAAGTGAGTCTGAGCAATTTAGAGCTATTGCAGACGGTGTTATTCGTGAGACATCAACAACTCGAATGGACACTAAGCAATACACCGAATATTTACAACAGATCGAAGCTTATGCATTGGCAAAACTGGGTATATCCTTACCTGTGCCAGACGATCTTAAATATGCTTTGCAATAGCTTTGTGATTTAATAAGATTCCAATAATTAAAGGTGTAAATTATGGAAATTGGGTATGTGGTGAATGAGGTTCTAAGTATTCATTTCAACAATAAAGATTCAATTAATACTGATGATTGGAATTTTTTGGTTGAGCAATCAGTTCATACGGCAAGGACTATTAGTGAGGCTTATAACATGAATTTGGGTGAATTCAGGAATTACATTTGTGAGCATAGCTTCATCAGAATAAGCGAAATAGTAAAAACAGTCTTGGATAAAACCTAGTGACATGTGTTTTTTTGGTGCCGCCGCTTGGCGGTTTTTTTATGGGAGAAATTCATGGCGGCTAAACAAACTGGTCGCCCTTCTGACTATTTGGTAGAAGTGGCTGACGATATATGCTCACTTTTAGCAAAAGGTGAGAGTTTAAATAGTATTTGTAAGAAAGATGGATTTCCTAGTCGTAACACTGTTTACCGATGGTTAAGAGAAAATGCCGAGTTTCGTGACAACTACGCGAGGGCAACAGATGATCGTGCAGATTCTATTTTCGAAGAAATGTTGGATATATCTGACAATGTGATTCCTGATAATGCAGAGATTGCCAAGGCTAGACTAAAGATCGACACCCGTAAATGGGTATTATCTCGTATGAATCCTAAAAAATATAGTGATAAACAATCTGTTGAACATACAGGAAAAGATGGGTCTGACTTAACAATTACAGTAGTGAGAAAATTTGTAGATTAAGAGGTGCCGTGTGGAATTATTAATAAAAACTCCACGATGGTCAAAACCTTGGTTTAAGCCTGCCAGATACAAGGGGGCTTATGGTGGTCGTGGTTCTGGAAAATCTCATTTTGTGGCAGAACAGCTTGTAGAAGAATGTGTGGTTGATAAAGATCTTCGCGCCGTTTGTATTCGTGAAATTCAGAAGTCAATTAAATACTCAAGCAAGCAATTAATAGAAGACAAAATTAAGGCCCTTAATGTCTCGCACTTATTCGAGGTGCAAAGAGATCTGATCAAGCGTAAGGGTGGTGACGGCGTTATTCTTTTCCAAGGGATGCAAGACCACACGGCAGATTCTATTAAATCTTTGGAAGGATTTAAGGTTGCTTGGGTAGAGGAAGCCAATAGGCTTTCAGCAAAGTCTTTACGTTTATTAAGACCAACCATGCGTGCCGAAGGTGCACAGATATGGGCGACTTGGAACCCTGAGTCAAAAGATGATCCTATTGATGACTTTTTACGTGGAGAATTTGCACCTGAAAATGCGATTGTCATTGAAGTAAACGTCAACAATAACCCATTCGCACCTCAAACCCTGATTGATGAATATGAGGAAGACCGTAAACGTGCGATTCGTATGCAAGCTGCTGGGGATCAAAATGCATGGGCTATGTTTGAGCACGTTTGGCATGGCGCATATATTGAGTTTAGCCAAGCAATTATCTTTTCAGGTCGTTATGTAGTTGATGAGTTTGAACCTCAATCGGATTGGACTGATGTTTATTACGGCTCGGACTGGGGATTTGCACAAGATCCAACAACACTAAACCGCATATTTATTCATGATGATGTGCTTTACATACGAAATGAAGCACATCAAGTCGGATGCGAAATTGATCATTTACCAATGTTATTTGATGAAGTACCAGGTTCAAGAACACATAAGATTAGAGCGGATTGCTCAAGACCTGAAACGATTAGTTATATGAAGCGACAGGGATTTAAGATTGAAGGTGCTGAAAAGTGGGCAGGATCTGTAGAAGATGGCGTAACTTTTATGAAGAAGTTCAAAAAGATTGTTATTCACCCAGATTGCCCAGAAACAGCAAGAGAATTTAAGCTCTATTCATACAAAGTAAACCGTGCTGGGGATGTGCTGCCAGAGATTTTGGATATGCATAACCATCATATGGATGGCATTAGATATGGCATACAACCATTAATCAAGGGTCGATCACCGAAAAAGCCTGCAACAGCAGGAAGCCGAACATTTTAAAAGGTAAGAAAATGGCAAAGTCTAAGAAAGAAGACAAAGCTTCTAAAAAGGCTTTGTCTAGTGGGAGCTTATTCCAACAAAACGCCGTGTCTATGCTCTATAGCTTGGGAAAACAGCCTGATATTGACGAAGTGCTGCGCAAGGCTGGTGTATCTCGACATCGTCTCAAAATATTGTTAGATGATGATGAAATTGCTCAGGCCGTAGAAACACGGATTGATGCGCTACTGGCAACGCCGTTTCGCATTGAACCGAGTGATACACCTGAGGCTGTATTGCTTATGCAAGAGCTTAAAGAGTGGTACACGGAAGTAGCAACAGGCGCAATCAATGCGCTTTTTTTTGGTTACTCGGTTCAAGAAGCTGTTTATGAATTAAAGCCAGAAGGTCACATAGGCTTTCAGTGGATTGGTGAAAAGCCAATGCAATGGTTTGAACCTAAGAATGATGGTCGATTGATTTATAGACCTGAGGGCACTGGCCAAGAGAATGTCGTGGATCAAAAGTTTAAGTTCTTCCTAACACGGCGCAAGGCAACATATGAGCAGCCATATGGCAAAGCATTGTTGGCTACGTTGTACTGGTTGAACTTCTTTAAACAAAATGGTTTTAAGTTTTGGGCAAAGTTTTTAGAGCGTTTTGGTACACCAATTCTATTGGGTAAATGCAAAGAAGCAGAAACAAATGATATGAATCAGGCATTGCTTAATGCACATGCTCAAAGTGTGCTTTCGATAGATGCTGACGATGATGTGCAAGTTTTAACTGCTGGTGCAAATGGTACCGCTGGCGCTTCATTTGAGACTTTCAATAACGTCCTTATTCGCCAGATTCAGAAGGTGATTTTAGGGCAAACACTGACAAGTGGAACTGATGGCACAGGGAGCCGTGCATTAGGTCAAGTGCATGAGAATGTGCGCAAGGATAAGCTGAATGCTGATGTGCGTTTGGTGACACCGACTTTTCAAGCAGCAGTAAATGCTTTGTGTGCACTGAACAACTGGTCTAAACATGAAGTCTACTTGGGGGAGAAAACTAAGCAGCTCAATTCAGATCAGGCAGATCGTGACGTAAAACTGAAAAATGCTGGTGCTAACTTAACTCAACAATACTTTACACGTGAGTACGGTTTGCAAGACGGCGATGTTGCAGAGATTCCACAATGGCAGCCTGAACAACGATTTAAAGCAATACCAAATCGCCGTTTTAGCTTTGCTGCTAGTGTTAAGGATTTATCACAAGAACAGCAAGAGCTTGATGAATTGGCTGATCCTAATATGCAGTTAATATCGGATGAAGTTATCAAGGATCTGATTGCAAATAGTACCGGCATTGAGGATTTGCAAGAAAAGTTATTTGCATTGGCTGGTGGTGCAGATACATCGCAATTTAATGAACTTATGGACCGAGCTTTATTTGCTGCAGATATTCTTGGATATGTTCACTCTAAAGAGGGCCGTTAAATGGACAATATGACCCTCTTACAAGCTTTGGTGTATGCCAGGTCACGAAATGTCATTTTGCCAGCTGAATTTTATTCACTTGATTTAAATTCTAGACAATACGCCTCAACGGTGAGTGGTCTTGCAAGTTTGAACCAGATTAAGTCGGTGCTTAATTCTGTTTATAGTGTTGTTGAATCAGGTGGAACATTCCAAGATTTTCAAAAATTGATTGAAGCAGAGGGGATTGATTTATCCGAAGCTCAATTAAAAAATGTTTTCAGGACCAATACTCAAAATGCTTATGGCTATGGCCGTTGGTTACATCAACAGCGCAATAAAGGTAAACGCCCTTATTTGATGATGATGGTCGTTAATGACACCAGAACTCGCCCAACACATTTAATGCTTGATCGGATTATTCGTCATATTGATGATCCATTTTGGCGTAGATACTACCCGCCGTGGGCTTTTATGTGCCGTTGTACTGTTATGGCATTAACTGAAAAACAAGCCTTGAAGTATGGCATAACGCCAGATGATCAATTGCCTGATATGCCAAAAGATGATGGCTTTAGCTTCGACCCTTGGAACTATGATCAGCTTTCAATTGAAGTTTTAAGAAATAGGCTCGCTGGTTCGGGAATAACACCTGAATTTAAGGGTGAAATTGATCGATTGAGCAATGAGGCAACGATAGATATTGAAGCTATCAATCAAATCAAAGCAAGCATTTCAGATTTTGACAATTCCAAGCGCCGTTTATTGGATGTAATGGTTGATAAAACGATTGAATTAGATCCCAATATCCGCCCCAGTGACTTGCGTATCACTTTAGATCTGTCGGATGAAAATGAAAATGCTTTGACGACAATCTTAAAGCAGTCTGAGATTCAGAAAGATCAGCAAGGCACGGTGGCAAAAAGCATTTGGGATAAGATCATGGGTGCTTTTAACCGGCTTTTCAGTTTTGCTAAGAACACGGCGAACAAACTCACTGGTAACACTATCCGCGGGATTGATGATTTAAATCTGACTGTTGGTAGTGTGATTGGTATTAAAACCCCAACATTGTTTCGTGAAGCTGAAAAGGTTGGCAAACAAATCATCATTCTTGATGCAAAGGGCGTTGCAATCGATCTCAGCAAGATCAGCGGTCTAGATGGCTCACTATTAGCGCCTGATTTGAGTTTAGAGGTCATTAGCAATACAGATGATCAACTCATACTAAAACGAACTAAAGAGCAAGCTGTGCGCTATTTTATAGCAAATCAGAGTGCATTCAGTCTTTACTAAACCTTTTTACTTACATGACGACCTTAAAGGTCGTTTTTTTATGGGTGAAATATGCCAAAAACTGATGAAAAGCAAAATCAATATTGCTTTCAACTTGGGCAACTAAATGTAGATGCTCAAGAAGAAGGCAAGAAAAAACGAACATTCTCAGGTGTTGCCTATAGTGGCGAAGTAATTACTGATCATTGGTACTGGAAGCAAGTAATTTTCGATCTAGATTCTATGCAAATTAAAGGTCGTATTCCTGCTTTGCTTGAGCACTCGTCTTATCAGCGAGCTGGCGCAATTGAAAACCATTCAATCAGTCATGAATCGGGATTAACTGTGAGTGGAATCTTGTTGAGCAATGAATTTGGTACTCAGGTGGCCACAGATTCAGATGACGGATTTCCTTGGCAAATGTCGGTGCGCATAGAGCCATCAAGTATTGATGAAATTCAAGCAGGCAACACAGTATCTGTGAATGGCAAGTTATTACATGGACCAATCACTGTGTTTCGTGGTGGTCGTATCCGAGAAGTTTCGTTTTGTGCCTTGGGTGCAGATGAAAACACCATGGCTGTGGCAGCAAGTCACAATCCAAACCAACCACAAGAGGACACCGACGTGACCGAATTAGAACAACTCAAAGCTGCAAATCAACAGCTTACAACAGAGCGCGATAATGCAGTTAATGAGCTTAAAAAATTCAAAGCTGATAAGCGCACTGAAGATATCACTGCACTTGAAACCGAATTGAAAACTCAATTCAGTGCTGAAGATAAAACGGCGTATACAGCAATGGACGATACAACATTCGCCTTTACTACTAAGCAACTTCGCCAATTCTCAACTAAACCAACGCCTGGAAATAATGCAAATTCAGGCAATTTATTCACTCATCAAGCAAAGACTGATGATGGTAATGAAAAACAGACTTTTGGTGCTGGCTCTCTCGTAGATCAAGCAAAACAACGTAAATAAGAGGAAGCAGAAATGGTTCAAACAGTTACAGATACACACTCAGCGATTAGCGATGTAATTGCATGGGAATTGGAAGGTAACCATCGCCCAAGTCGGAAAAACGTGACAATTGCAGCTAGCCAAAGTCTAGTAAATGGTCAAGTGATTGCATTTGATGGCAGTGGGAACGTAATTAAATTTAGTGTGCAGGCAACCAACGCTGCGGCAGGTATTTACATTGGCGATTCGGTAGTCACAGGTTCGGGGCAAACAGCACAAGGAGTGATTATTGCGCGTGATTCCCGATATGCTGAAGGGAAATTGGTTTATGCAGCAGGTGTTACCAATGGTGAAAAAGCCAACGCAGTAGCTGCTCTTGCATTGCTTAACATCACGTCAGTACGTTCAGTTTAATAGGGGGCAAAGAATGAATTTAGATCAATCAGTATTTAGTACAGAAGAGTTATCCTTAGCAATTACCAATCTTCCAACGCGAATTGGTAATCCATCAGACATCGAATTGTTCCGACAAATTCCAGGAACTACAAACAGCTTTGGTGCTGAATTCATGACTGAAACCAATATTCTTGTTCCGACTACCGCATGGGGAGGCGTAGCACCAAAGAATAGTTCAGGTACTCGTATTGCAAAGGCATGGACAATCCCACACATGCCGCTAGAAGACGTGGTTTTAGCAGCGGATGTAATGGGTGTACGTGCGTTTGGGTCAAGTCAAGCTGAAACAGTACAAGGGAAAGTCCTTGATCGCTTACAAGCTATGAAAAACAAAATCGACACAACACTTGCTTATCGCCGTCTGAAAGCAAAGCAAGGAATTATTGTTGATGCGGATGGAACGCAACTTATTAACTACTTCACTGATTTTGGTGTAACTCAAGTCGAAATTGATTTTGATCTGGGCACAGCAACAACAAACGTTGCTGCTAAGTGCCAAGATGTTATTGACAGCATCGAAGATGGATTAGGTCAAGAAATTTACACGTCTATTGAAGTAGAAGTGGATCGTGCATTTTATGATGCATTAACTGCTCATAAAAACGTTCGTGAAGTGTTCTTGGGTTGGTCTGCTGCTGAGCAAAAATTAGGGCGCTCTAACACATCAGGATTCGAATTTGGTGGACTTAAATTTATCGTGAATCGTCAATCAGTTGGTGGCACACCAATTTATGCTGCTAAGACAGGATCAGCTTATCCACGTGGTACTCAGGATGTGTTTGTAACGGCATTGGCACCTGCAGATTTCAATGAGACTGTGAACACTTCTGCATTGCCGTATTACGCAAAACAACGTGTGAAAGACTTTGATCGTGGTTTTGATTTGCATGTTCAAGCAAACCAATTGCCAACAGTATTGAAGCCAAAAGCATTAGTCAAAGTTAAATCAACTACCTAATAGGTGGCTGCCATGTACGCAACACGAGACGACATGGTGAAGCGTTACAGCCTGACAGAAGTATCGCAGTTAGAGCGTTATTTGATGGGGGATGAGTCTGTTGAAGCAGCGATTGCTGATGCAGGCTCGATCATAGACGGTTGGATTGGTGCCAAGTATGCCATTCCGATTGAATACCCACCAGACAATATAAAAATCTTTGTCTGTGATATTGCACGCTATTTACTTTGGAAAAGCAAAGCATCTGAAGAAGTCCGCAGACGTTATGAAGATGCGATGAGCTATTTAAAGGGCGTTTCAAAAGGCACAAACGTTTTACTTGTTAAAAATCCTACAACTGAAGAAGTAAAGCCTGCTGCAAAATCCCCAGCCACTATGCCAATTGGTACAACTTACCGCGGCGGTGTGTTCAGTGATGATGTTTTAAACCAGATGCCAAGCATCAAGTGAGGCAACCATGGCAGATAAACAGGGTTTTTACTTTCAAGGTGAAGAAAAGTTACGGGATTGGCTGCGAAAGGTAGAGGCGAGAGCCGGTGATCATAAAGATCTATATGACGAGCTTGGTGATATCTTGCTTGATGGGGTTCACGACCGCTTTAAGCGTGGTGTGGCACCGGATGGCAGACCTTGGCAAAAGTCGTGGCGAGCAATCGCTCAGAAAGGTCAAACGTTAAGAGATACGGGGCGATTATTAAACTCAATTCGTACTCGACTTAATAAAAACGGCGTTTCTATTCTCACTGATGTTCTATATGCAAAGCTGATGCATTACGGCGGAACGATCAGAGCCAAAAGCAAGCCATATCTTACTTTCAAAACTCCAACGGGTGGCTGGGTAAAGCGCAAATCAATCTTTGTTCCTGCGCGTCCTATTTTTGGTGTGTCAGAAGATGATGCACAAAACATGTTGATAGCGATGGAAGAATATTTGGAGGAGCTCTTAAAAAATGCTTGATAACTATTTTGCATTAGAGACAGTCATCAAAGAGCGACTGCATGGGATTGATTCAATCCAAGCGATTTATACGCCGTTCTCAGTAGATGACATGCTTGAGTGTACAGCGGTTGCGCCGTCTATCAGCATCATCTATGTAGATGATCGAGTTGGCGAGTCTGCGGGGAATGGTTCAGCAAGTGTTGTGTACCAACAATGGCTTGTTGTTCTCTGCGTAGAGGAAGCAGGTTCACAGCTTGAAGATACAACGCTGATTCGCAATGCAGCCAGTCCGATGATTGTTGAAATATTAAAACGAATGCAAGGTTTTAACCCTCAAATTGTAGGGTTTAAACAATTCAAGCGAGCAAATGCCGGTGTTCAACACATGTCAGCAGCGGGCAAGTTGTGGTTGCCGTATTTGTTTGAATGTCAATTAATTAATAACTTTTGAGGTCTTTATGCCAAAGCAATATGAAGCAGTAAAGCCTATTGGTCGATTCGTACCAGGTGATTTCGTTGCTGGTCTGACAGATTCCGAGATTCAGGAACATTTAGGCAAGGGCAACATTAAAGAACATGTTCCTGAGCCAGTAGATCCACCAAAAACAAAACTTAGTAAAACGGAGGCCAAAACAGATGGCAACTGAATATATCTCGCTACAGGGTAAATTCCACTTAGCCCCAATCGTAAACGGCGTTGTTGGTGCATTGCGCGAATTAGGGAACATTCCTGAATTTGAGGTGGGTATCACCGCCGATGTGTTAGAACACCAAGAAAGCATGACAGGTATGCGTACAACTGATTTCACCATGGTTCAAACCACAGGTGTGACTTTCTCAGGAACAATTGAAGAAGCCAATAAAGAGAATATTAAATATATTCTTTCTGGTGAAAACTTTGAAATCCCTTCAGCTACAGTAACTGGAAAGTCTTTAGGTACTGTTGTTGCAGATCAAATGATTTTACTTGATGCATATAACTTATCAGCAATTGCAGTTAAGGATTCGACTGCAACTCCTGTTGTTGTAGATCCAAGCAAATATGTTTTAGATGCTGCGTTCGGCACAATTAAGTTTGTCGATGTCACTGGATTAACTATGCCATTAACAATTGACTACACTTCTGGTGCGGTTACGCAAACAACAATTGCATCAGACTTAGAGCAGGAATATTTGCTTTACTTTGCAGGGGTGAACACGGCGAATGGCAACAAAGTTGCAATGAAGCTTTGGCGAACCAAGAAATCGCCTGAGGTAACTTTCCCATTGATTCATGAAGAGCTTGGGCAATACCAGATCCAAGGCCAAGCACTTTCTGATATTTCCAAAGCCAATGATTCCAAGCTTGGTTTATATGGCCACTTTGTGAATATCCCTTCAACGCCGTAAACCCAACACATGCAGGCACAGGGGCGCATAAGCGTCTTTTTTTGTGCCTGTTCCTTTCAGGATTTTTTCTATGAATGACTTTTTTATTGCAAACAATGAATCATTGCCCCATGAATTTATTGATCAGAAAATTGAAGTGAATCAGATCCAAGTAAAAAACTTGGCTCGGTTCTCAATGTATGCAATTGAGATCAAAGATGCTTTAGAAAGTTATTCAATAGAAACAATCACGCCGTTAATTGAGCCTCAGATGCTCAATATCATGGGATTGTGCTCAATGGTGACAACATTAAGCCCCAAAGCATTTATGGAGAATACGGCTCAAACTAAGGCCATTGCTGAGCTTGTTCTAAAGGTCATTGAGGTGAATGAAGCATTTTTCAAAAAAGAGAAAAGACAAAATAGGACAAAAAAAGAAACAAAAGAGGTCACTTGGTTCCATTCATTCGCTTACTTAATCAAAAGTGGCCATCGTCATAATGAGATTATGGATATGACATACGGCGCTTTCATGCATTACTTGAAAGAAGCACAAGCACTGGAACGGCAGCAAATTAAATCGTATGCAATAGCAACGCGTGTAGCGAATAATGCTAAACAACAGGGATGGGATAAATATATTAAGCAATTAGATGAATAATAATTAAATGACTTCATTTCATCCATTTGATAAATTATGTGCGATAAATAACAATTGGTTGAAAAAATGAAATACTTAATATTAGGGGTTTTATCAGGTTTATTATCTTTCAGCGCATTAGCGTATGACACTAACTCTATGCGCTCATCATATGAGCTTGTAAGTGTTGGTGATAGTGAAAGCGACTTGTTAAGAAAAATGGGCAAGCCTAAACCGCGATATTTCGTTTATCGTGATGGTCGCTCTTCATGTGCTGCTACTGAATATGTTTATGAAATCGACTTGCAGGTATATACGGTATGGGTGTGCAACGGCGCTATTTTTAAAATTGATTTAAGCAACAAGTGAGATAAGAATAATGAAAAAATTAGTTATTGGACTTCTCGTACTCATTATTGTTGCATTTGGGTACATGTATAAAAGCAGTAAGGATAAATCAGAAAGATTGGCGAAAGAAGCTGCAGAGTACCAACAAAAAATAGAATCAGAGAAAGCGAAAGCAGAACAAGAAAAGCAAGCTGCATTAGTTCATAAGCAGCAAAAGGCTATTCTTGATTCAGATATAAAAAATCTCCAACAAAAGTATTCCATGGACTATGCGGAAGCCAAAAAAGTTATTGAATCAACACCAATTACGGAAGCAGATAAGAAGTTTTATGTTGAATTAGCATCTAAGTGGAGCGATGCAATTAAAGTTGCAAGCTCAACATCTAGAATAGCTTTATCTCAGCCGGTAAAGGACATGCAATCTGTTAAAAGAAGCTTAGTAGACAAGCAAACTAGCACATATTGTGAAGCCAAAATGAAAGAAGAATTAATAAAATCATATGATTATGCAATTGATGGGTTTCTACAATTCATGCAAAAGAATGAGTTGGTATCAGATATGTTTTTGCAGGCTAGTAATGAATTTCAGAAAAGGGCAACAGCATTAATTGATTATTGTTAGTTCTATTTAAATTAATACACCAGACAAATGGTCTGATTTTATATCTGGTAATGCCACCTTCGGGTGGCTTTTTTACGTCTATAGGTTATGAAAATGGCTACAAACAGTTTGGATTTTTTACTTAATTTGCGTGCAAACACCACTGGATTCGATCAAGGTATTAACGGCGCTAAATTCGCCGTGAATGCGCTTGTAGGAGCAATGGCAGCGCTAGGTGTTGGATTGGGTGTTAAAGAGCTTGCAGAAGCTGCAGATAGCTATGCCAACCTTTCTGCGCGAGTTCAAATGTCTACCAAGGAGACAGGTAATTTCACAACTGCGATGGCTGGTGTTCATCAAATTGCACTTACAACAAACTCTAGTCTAGATTCTACTGCTGAGCTTTTCACAAAGCTGAATACAGTTGCTAAAGACATGGGTATGACTCAGCAACAAGCACTGGATCTAACTAAGACAGTAACTCAAGCCATTAAACTTGGTGGAGGTTCAGTTCAAGGTTCTGAAGCTGCAGTCCAGCAATTCATTCAAGCCATGCAGGGAGGCGTTCTTCGTGGTGAAGAATTTAACTCCATGATGGAGAATGGATACGGATTAGCAGAAGCCTTAGCCAAAGGGCTGGGAGTAACTACCGGTGAACTCCGCAAGATGGCCGAAAACGGCGAATTAGGTGCAGAGCGCGTATTAAAAGCATTAGAAAGCCAAAAGACTGCAATTGAGGCATCTTATGCAGAATTACCAAATACAATTGGGAATGCCCTCCAAAAAATAGCAACTTCGTGGCAGATTGTTATAGGAGGAATGGATCAAGCAACTGGAGCATCTGCAACAGTAGCATCTTGGTTATCAACGATTGCAGATAATTTAGATATTGTTGAAGTTCTCTTAAATGATATTGGTGACGGTTTCATTTGGTTTGGCGATCAACTCAAAAAAATTGATCCTGCAACAATTGAAGCACTTAAAACAGCACTATTGTCTGCTTATGATGCTATTAAATCCCTTGGTTCAGTTGTTGGCACAGTATTTGAAACAACAATTGAAGTGCTCAATACCGTCTTGGGTAACATATTTAATTTTTCAAGTGGAATAGATAGTGCACAAGATAGTACAAACGGTTTTACCAAGGCACTTCAGGCGGTAAATGTTGTATTTGGGTTCTTGAATGATGGGTTTAAAGCAATAAATATTGGCATCAATTTAATCATTGGTGGGGCTTATGATGCAGCAGCGGCATTTAGCTACTGGAAGTCTAAAATTACTTTTGGCGATACATCTGCACAAGCACAGAAAGACTTTGAGGAATTGAGTAAGGAGGCCCAAAAGCACTATAAAAAATCCGCTGACGCTGCAATAGAATTCAAATCATCTGGTGTTGAAGCTATTCGTCAGATTAGCTTAACTCAAGATGAAAAAAATGCTGAATCTATTGCGAACAACCAGAAGACACTTAATGAATTATTAGCCCAAGAAAAAAATCATGTAACTGCATACAAATCTATCAGTGATGAGCGTATTAAGTTACAACAACAATTGCTTGAAGCCAGAAAAGCAGGAGATCAAGGTGCGATTGATGCTGCTTTAAAAGGTTTGGCTGATCTCGATAAGAAAGAAAAGGAATATCAATCTGAAAGTCAAAAAATTACTGAAGAAAAAGTTAAAGCTGCTCAAATTTGGGCTGAAGCTCAAGTAAAGGCAGCAGGGATTAGCTCTGATGCTGTAATTAAGGGGATGCAAAATGGCGGTATTGCTATTGATGAAAACACTAAAAAAATCATTTCCAACAAAATGGCGGCACAAGGCTTAGCTGTTGAATTTGACAAAACAGGTAAGGTGATAGTCAGGGCTATTGAGGAGGAAGGTGGTGCAGCTTTCATTAGCTTAGAGACTAGGATGGGGCAGGCACGTAAATCCGCATCTACTTTAGGAATAGATTTTGATGCCGCACTGAATAAAATATCTGATGGTTTTAAGGCAGAACTATCAACTATTGATACTTTTTCAAAAAATATAGAAGCACTTGGTGCAACGGGTGAGCAGGCTGCAGATTTAATTTATCAGTCATGGCAAAAATGGTTAAGCAAAGCTAAAAGTCAGGCTGAAATTGAGTTTGCCAAAGAAAAGCTCAAAGAGCTTGCTGAGCAAGGAATAATTACAGGTGTGCAACTTGCTGCTGGAATAAACCTTGCTGAAGCAGCCGCCAAGGATTTAAACCCAACTTTAAATGATGCAAGAGAAGCTGGTAAAGCATTAGGCATAGATATCGATAAAACTGCCAATATCATGTCTCATGGTTTTGGTCAGGGAGCTTACGCACTAGACAACCTAAAGCAAAAACTTCAAGAGGCTGGGATTACAGGCCAAGAAGCGTCAAATACTCTCTATCGAGGGTGGGAAGCATGGTTGGCTAAGGCTGATAGTCAAGTTGAGCTTGATGCCGCCAAGGCTAAACTTCAAGAATTTGAAGATCAGGGCGTATTTTCTACAAGACAAGTAGAGTCAGGAATGATTGCAATCAAATTGCAAGCACAAAACCTGCCTCAAGATATTGATCCTGTGATTGAGTCCTTCAAACGTTTAGGAATTGAGACCAAGGAAAATCTTAAACTTGCAGCTCAACAAGCAATGATGGATTTCATCAATGTGCGTGATAGCGGTAAGGCTACTGCGGAAGGAGTAGAGAAAGCTTACAAGAAAGCCTTGGATTCTGCAGCAGCCTCAGGTGATCAAGCAGCAATTGCAACAGCAAATGCAGCTGGCGCTGGTCGAAATTTGCAAATTCAAATGGATGAAACAGGGAAAGCCTCTGTTAAGTCTATGGATGAATTATCCAAATCTGTTGCAAGAGTCGGTGACACGGCGAGAGGATCTGCATCTCAGGGCTTTAGAGATCTAGGCCGAGTTGCTCGGGAAGAAGCACAAAGCACGGCGGATTCGTGGGAAGCTGCCATGGCCAAGATCAGTGATGAGCGAACTCAACGCTGGAATGGTCTGACAGAAGCTTCAAATGCTGCAGGTGCTGATATCTCATCAATGGCAAATGATTTCTATAAGAATCTAATTGCTACGGGCATGAGTGAAAGTATGGCAAAAAGCTATACGGACCGCGCTAATCGTATGATGTGGGAGCAGTTGAGTCGTGGATTGGCTGGTGGAACAGTGCAAGGTCAATACGATGCTACAACAGGTCGAAATGAATCGTTGGAGTGGATGAATAAGATTCTTGAAGGCCAGAAGCGAAAGCAGAATGGTAAAGATGGGGTGTCAATGGGTGGCGGTTCAAAATCACCATCAATTCCGACTCCAAACATTCAAGCGCCGTCTGTTGAGTCTCCTAAGATGCCAAACATAGATACCTCTTCATCGAAAAATGTCCGAATCGAGTTTACAAATGGCAGTGATTCTACATATGTTTATGCAGATGATCAGAATGCTGATTTCACTGAGAGGTTCTTCAGAGAATTAGAGCAAGCTAAGAAAAGAACATAGGTTTAAATATGACGAAAATTATCAATTTCCCACGAAAATCAAATGAGTTAAACAATATTGAAGAAGCATGGGAGGAAATAATGGGGGAGGTATATGCTCAAATTGGGCATAGAGCACCTAATGAATACATTGAAGAGTTTGCAAAGTTATTTAGACCTATGTTTGAAAACCTAATCCCTACCAACATTGTCTTGCCATTAATTACAGATCCTGAAGATCCATACTTTGAGTTAATGAAAGATACTGAAAGTTTCTTAAATTCTTATATTACACATTCAATTAGAACCCGAAGAGATAGAGAGTTGCTTTGGTTTCTTAGAGAGAAATATGGTTTTTGGGGGAACGAGTAAACATGAAATTAAAACGTAAATTAACTAATGAAACCGTCCCGTTAGAGGACGGTTTTTTATGGTCTGATGAATTTGCTTGGAAGCCGATTGAACAAAATCAAGATTTCGCCGTTGATGGCACATTGATAGTTCAAGAAGGTAAAAAGAAATCAGGTCGACCAATTACATTGTCACCGCCTGAAGGTATGGGGTGGGCTAAACGAGCGGTTTTATCAAAGTTACAGGATTGGTCAGCTTTACAAGGTGAGCAATTCACACTGATTTTTGAGTATCCGCACGATACACGCCAATTTAATGTGATTTTCAACCATCAAGACGGCGCAATTGAAGCAGATCCAGCAAAAGGGATTCCAACAGTTTCAGATAGCGATTTTTACCGTGTCACGATTAAATTCTTAGAGGTGCCAGATGCCAGTTGAAACGAACAATCTAGTTTTATATAAGTCTGAGCGCCTGACTGATACATCAGACGGCGGCGGCAAGTATTCTGGTCAAGTCGTGGTAGATGGAGAGAGCAACAACCTTTTTCCCGATGTATCTGAACTTGATAGAACAATGGGCCGTGTCTCCATGCGGAAGATCTTCGCAGGTATTAATAACAACGATACTGAATCATTAATGGGTTCAACTGTTTTTGTATCGAAGAATCCGCAAGATCCAAATGTTTCTGCATTGCTATTCAGTACACGTTCACATACCGATACCAGAGATTCAGCTCAAAACCGAGTCGAAAACTACTTGGCAAAAGGAGCTCAGGCCGTTGGCTCGCTACTTGATGTTGCGTACTCAGGGATGAAATCAATTCAAGTTTGCATGACGTTAAACGAATCAGAAAATAGTGTCGGCGACACGATTGTTCTTGTTGCGAGTGAAGGTACTGTAAATGAATATGCTCAATATGTTCGACTAACAAAAGTTGAAACGCGTTCTGCATTTTTGAGAGTGAATGACAAAGACTTTGAATATAAGATCGCAACATATAGCTTTCAGGATGCGTTATCGCGTGATTTTGTCGGTGTATCGGCTGTGCAATGGTACAACAATACAAAATCAACAACTGTGATTCGAGATACGATCATTGCAGATGCTGGTAAGTATTATGCGAGCGTAGGTCTTGCTGATAATGCAGCTGTGGGGAGCTTTTCAATTCAAGTTGATTCAATCTTTTCGCAGTTAATCCCATCATCGCAAACTGAAACGCCGTTATTGGATTTGAATGCAGTCAGTGAGAATCCTGCGCTGATTGCAGGAAACTCGGGAACGATCTCTGTTCAATACACGACAGTCATTAATAACGCGCAGAGCTTGTATGTCGGCTCAAGTGTTTTACCTGGTTCAATGACATTCAATTTGTTCGGTCAAGCAATCACAGACAACGGCGGTACATTGCGGACTGTTAGCGGTACCCAAGTTGGTACCATTGATTATCAAACAGGCCACATTGTTTGGACCAATGCAATTGGAACTGGTACCACAACGATTAACATTGCTTTTACACCCGCATCAGCGCCTGTACAGCCTTTTGAATCTTATGCGTTGCCCGTTACGGCTGCGAATCAGGGTACCAACTGGACTGGGGTATTAACCCCAATTCCTGCGCCAAGCGCACTTTCGATTTCGTTTATGTCGCAAGGTAAGTTCTATACTTTGAAAGACAACGGAACAGGACGATTGGTAGCTGCTACTGAATCCATCGGCAGTGGTTCAATCAATTATCAAACTGGCACTTGGTTGCTCACGACTGGTGCATTGCCAGATGTTGGAACGCCGATCCTTTTGCAATGGGGTAGTCCGATTTCAACTTTTGCCCGAGCAAATTTACCCGTTGCACCTGCAGGTTTGGATTTCCAGTTATTCCACAATGGTATTGTTAGTGCCACAGTGACTTGGTTGCTTGACGGCGTTGAAAAGACCGCAACCACCAATAGCGCTGGTCAATTTACTGGTGATGCCACTGGATTTATGACTTTTAACAATGGTAAAGGTCGAATTATTCCAAACAAGCTGCCGCAGAAAAACACCGTTTTTACGATTTCATACAGCTATGGCGATGGCAAATCGCAAACCAAGAATGCAACGCCTGATGTAAATCACAAACTGATGTTTACCATCGGCACAGGCTCAGCAATTCAACCAAGTTCAGTTGGTCTTGAAATTCCATTGTCTCGGGATATCGGTGTAGCGGTTGAAGGCACTTTGGTTTTACGTGATGTACCGGTTGATAGTACAACGGGAAATCTTGTTGATAACGCAGGCACAGTGCAAGGTACCATCATTTATGCAACTGGTGCATGTGAAGTAACCCCAGTGTTGCAGAAAATGACTTACAAGACTGTCTATACACCAGTCACATACTATACGGCGGGGTAATCATGGGTTTTTATCTACCTCAGAACAAAGAAGTTGTAGGAACAGCCATCAACTTAAAAGCATTTGATCCAACTGTCATTCAAGTCAGATATCGTGACACTTCAGGTTCAGGTGCAAATTCAACAACAGTTACGGCGAGTAAGCTAAGCTTTGATTTAACGCAGGGTTTTGATGAGCAGATCCTGTCCGGCTCAGTGCGCTATAAGTTGGGTTCAGATACCTTTATTGACCGCTCAGGCTTGCTGTATCGCAATATTGACAGCGCAACGGGTAGCGGCACTCAGTCTGGTACAATTCAATATGGTACCGGTGTGCTTGAAATTGAAAGTTGGACACCAAACGTTGATAACCTGCTTACACTGCAGTCTTTAACAACGACGACTGATATGTTGCCAACGCACCATGTGAGTTTTCGTACTCCGACAATTCCAATTCGTCCAGGTTCTTTAACAGTTGTCGTCGCTGCTATGGCTGGCGGACAATTAACACTAACAGCAAATGAAGCAGGGATTATCGAAACAGATGAAGCGCACGGGTCAATCAACTATGAAACAGGCTTTGTAGATATCTATTTCTACAAGAAAACAAAAAAGTCTGATCATCCTGAAATCGTTAACGAGGATTGGTACGATCCGCTTTTAGACTATACAGACGGCGGGAATACTGTTTGGGTCAATGCGCCGTACTGGATAGATGCAACGACTGTTCGCTATAACGCCGTGGCCTACACATACATTCCATTGGATTCTGAAATTCTTGGTTTGTCTGCTACTCGTTTACCCGCAGATGGGCGTGTGCCGATTTTCCGTGTCGGTGATATCGGCGTAATTGCAGCATCTAAAAAGCAAGAATTGCCAAGCCATGTCGCTGGCCAAACTTATGATTTAAATGATCAGCGTATTTCTTGGTGTGAGCTTGAAGATAGCAACGGCGTTAAAGTTCCGTTTGATATGTACGTTGTTGATTATGATTTTGGCAAAGTGACGCTAAGCGGTGACTTTGCTTTAAATACATTGGTACCACCAATCTCTGCAGCATACCGCTATCAAGATATGGGGCTGATCAATGATGTGCAGATCAGTGGCCAAGTCACACTAACCAAGCCAATCACACACAATTACGATTCAGCCAGTTCGATTGTAGGTTCGGCTTTAGTTGTTGGTGACATGCAAAGCCGTTATTCAAGTAAGTTTGTTCAGGGAACTTGGAATAATGTCTGGTCAGATGAAGCCACAGGGCAACCAATCTCAGCCAACTATAATGATGCGATTTATCCATTCATTTTAACGAATAAAGGTGCAATACAAGAGCGCTGGGCTCTTGTGTTTACTGACAATACAAACTTTAGAATTATTGGTGAAACAACAGGACAAATTGGAACAGGAAATATTGATAATGACTGTATTCCAATCAATCCAATCACAAACGCCCCTTATTTTAGGATTAAAAAAGAGGGATGGGGTGTCGGCTGGGCAACGAATAATGTCTTGCGATTTAACACAGTCGCATCAATGTATCCGATCTGGTGTATCCGAACAGTTAAACAATCTGAACCAACTGTTTTAAGTGACAACTTCCAGATCATGTACCGCGGTGATATCGATCGAGACGTATAAACCGAATGACAAACAAGGGCTGCTTATGCAGCCTTTTTTTTATTGTGAGTAATTCTATGATTAAGCAAACACAGACAAAATACTTTGATTTTTCGGATGTCGGTTTAGATTTCTGCGCGGGTTCAAAAAATAAATTCCCAGAAGTTTTTAAAAAGATGCTTGCAACAGGTTTCAACCCTCAGACCGCAACATCTGTAAGTAGCACTGATACGCAGGTCATTCTAAATTTTGGTGTGAATCACGGTTATGTTGCTGATCGTGTTTTGCAAGTGTCGGCTTCAGGTGGTTACAACAAGCAAGTTTATATCGATAGTGTTACTGCAAACACTGTAACTTTTACTGAGTCTGTCACTACTGGTTTAACTGGTACCATCACTACCAAAATTGCTTCATTGGGCTGGGAAATTGTTTATGAAGTAAATAATGTTCATATCTACAAGTTTAAGTCCCTTGATGAATCTGATCTTTTTTTTAGGATTTGTTTCCAGCCTAATGGGTCTTCAGCTTCAAATTACGCCCATCCATGTGTTGGAAGATCTGCAAATTTAAGTACAGGTATTATTGATGATCAATACGCCTTTACTGCAACGAAAGATATTACAACCCCTGTAACAACAGCAAACGTATCCCGTTGGACATTTGCTAATAGCACAGCAACACATAATAACTACACATACAGCCAGGGATTCGCATCATTTGGAAAGGGTTCAGTAATTGGCAGCCCATATCACTTAGCATTCTTGTGTAATTCGTTTTCTGCAACTGGTTATGGTCAAATTAGTGCAATCCTGCCATTTTCCAGCCTTAGCTATGAAAATATACAACTACCTATAGTAATTGGTAATGAAAATGCTGCAGGGTTAGCAAGTCCAAGCTCATTTAGAATGTATGCAGGTAATATCGAATTATCACTTCAAAGTGCAGGACTGGGAATTCAGAACAAGTACAGTACACAAGCGCAAAACTCATTTTTACCCGCAAGTATCGACAATTTCAACACAACAGTTGCAAAATTAATTCAGTGCAGAGAAGTTAATACACTTCAAACACTTGGTTATTGCTCTGGTGGTGCATATGTCTGCGAATATGCTACTTCAAATAACCCATCTAAATCGTTTACTGAAAGTCCATCTCAAACAACTGATATAGATTTTAATAACTTTGTATACATTCACTTTGTGAGTGGTACTGCTGCAGCCTCAGGTGATACGTTATATATGGCATTCCCAATCGAGGAGATAAAAATTGGCGCTTAAACTTAACCGAGTGTTTTTTGGTAGTTATGTACCAGATTACATAAAACTGAAAGCAATGAAGTATCAGATTATCAAAAAGCCACTTTTAAAAATTGTCTCCTCGCAAAATGGTAATCAAGGCTTTGGGAAAATCAGCGGCACAACCAAGAAACTCGGCACAAACTATTCACCTGTGCCTGTTTGCTTATTTCGCCGTGATAATCGTCTTCTACTGTGGGAAACCACATCCAAGCCTGATGGTTCTTATTTCTTTCGTAATATAGCAGTGGGTCTTGAATGCTTCATTGTTGCATTTGACCCGAACAATCAATACAACGCTGTGATTCAGGACAAGATCACGCCATTCGATGGGAGAGCAGGCTAATGAGTGTGATTCCTTCTTTAGCAGCTGGCTTAGCCCAACTGCAAGCATTGGCGGCATTCTTAGATACAGGTAGCAATAATGCTACCTTTATTTTTTATGACAATGCTAAACCTGCGTCAGTAAATGTGGCTGCTGATCCAGCTTCTAAGCTCGTTAAATTAACTTTTCCAAAACCCTGCTTTAAACAACTCAATGCTGATGGAATAGAGCTGTTCCAAACAGATGCAGCACTGGTCACAAAAGCGGGCACGGCGGTATGGGCGAGAATCTATAACGGAAACGGCGATGCTGTTGCCGATTTCGCAGTTGGTACCGAAATTACATTGGCGCAGCCGAATTTAGCGCTTAGCAGCACATTGATGGTTAATTCATTTGTACTTAAACCAGTGACTTAAAAGAGGTGTTCATGTGTCTTACATTCCACCTGACCCGCATAATGTAAGTCTTGAGTTTAAAGATGAGCTTGGTTCAATAAATCCGCGCAATCTCATTTTGAATTTCGGTGCAGATGAGCAAATCAATGCAGCAGTTAATGCGATTGTTTCAACGTCATTCATAGCTGAAATTCTGGCAACGCAATACACATACAATTCTGTAGACGCGGTTGTCAGTACCAGTTTTGAAGCTGATATCAATGTATACAATGGATATTCAGCACAAGTATCTTCTGTTTTTAATACCGCATTTAATGCCCAGATTCAGGCAGTTGTGATTGATCAGTATTGTCGAGTAGAAGCAACAATAAATACTGATTTCATCGCATTGATTAATGCTAATTTTGATATCAATTTCACTCGCGGTTTAAGTGTTGGTTGCGTTGCTCTATATCAAGATGCATTGCAAACATTGATTGATACTCAGATACGGTTCGGAAAACCAAGATTCAAGGCGCATAACAGCGCCTTTATTTTTGAGCGCGGGTTAAGCATATCAAACGCCGTGGTCGTTGAGTTTGATAAGGCTGGGTTCTTAGAACAGTCAGTTAGATCAGTCTTTGAAGAAACAACGGGGTTGTCTAGTACTTCAAGAGTCGTTTGGCAGGAAAACGATAAACGATTCATTTCAAAAACGTTGGTGTTTGAAGAATCTGAAAAGCTGTTAATCAATCGTCAAACCAGTTGGGATGAAATGATTAGAAAGCGTAAGAAAATTACGTTTAGTCATGAGGTCGCGGAAGTCTTTGAAAAAAGATTTGGATTCAAGCACGACAAAGGCTTAGAGCTTGTTACAACAGATTCTATTCCGTGGGATGTTGCAAAGTCAGTCTATTACCGAAAATCAAAAGTAGACCCGATTGACCCTGAACCACTCCCCGAATATGAAGGAACAACGGATCTTAATTTCGTTTGTTTATGTCATGACGTTGATTCTCATGATGTCATTTTAAATTTTGGTGCTGATGAATGCTTGCCAAACATTGCGCCTGTTGACTGGTGGTATATCGTGAATGAAATTATAGTAACCCGGTTAGACAATGGGCAAGTTATCCAGATTTATAGTGGTGATTACAGCACAGATCGAAAAAGTTGGGCGTGGTCATATAATCTAACTATCCCATTTTATGAAAAGCCAAAAACCGAGCCGATTGACGGTCAGCCGGTGATCTTGAAAATCATGATCAATGGCAATGAACACCGTATGCTGCTTGAGAATATTACTCGTTCAAGACAGTTCGGCAAAGAAACTTATAAGCTATCTGGCCGCAGTCCAACGGCGTTACTTGATGCGCCTTATTCACCGACTCGATCTTTTACACAGGAAAATGAACGTTCATCAGTTCAACTTGTTCAAGCTGAACTTGATCGAGTGAATAGCAATGTAGCTTTGAATTGGCAACTTATTGACGCGCTTGGATGGATCTTGCCGCCTGAGAGCCTGAGCTATTCAAATCTGACACCGATTGCAGCGATAAAGCTCATTGTTGAGGCAGCAGGTGGCTTTATTTACAGTGAGCCCGCAAGTAATACACTGACAATCAAGGCTCGCTATAAAAAGACCTGGTGGGATTCAATTGCGATCGATGATTATGACAGGGTAATTCCTGAAAGCATCGTCACTGATCAATCAACAGATTATGAGCCTTATCCTGATTACAACGGTGTATATCTTACAAATGACCGCAACGGCGATACTGGGCAAGTCAAAAGAGTTGGCACTGCAGGTGATGTACTTCAAGAGTCGATCAATAGCCCATTGCTTACATCAGCTACAGTCATGCACAGCAAAGGCCGTGAAGTACTTGCAAAAGCTGGTCTTGTAGAGAATCACAGCTTATTGATGCCAATTACCCAAGAAATCGGCTTGTGTTTACCTGGTGAGCTTGTTGTGTTTAATGGCGATTGGTGGGGCATTGTTGACGGTGTCAGTGGCTCATTCACTCATAAGCTTGTGAATCAAACCGTTGCTATTGAGAGGGTGAATCGTGAGTAATATCTTTAACCGGTTCTTTGATATGTTGCCCAAAACGCCCGAGTTCATTGGAACAATTCAAAGTGCAGATCATCCAAATTACAAGGTCTTGGTGGCTGACGGTACTGGGCTTGTGCTTTGTACTAGTGCGACAGTTTTCAATGTAGGAGCGAAGGTATATATAAGCGGAAATGAAATAAAGAGAAGCGCGCCCACGGGCGTTGTATATCAAATCGAAGTTTAACTTTAAAACATAATTTATGACCGCCGTTACAGGCGGTTTTCTTTTTGGAGAGGTAAAAATGGCAGAGCCAGTTAGTAGTAGTGCTGGGGCAGTAGCGATCAAAATGTATGGTCTTGGGGTGATGATCGCTATTGTGATTGCGTTGGGGTATCTAGTTGTAGTGATGACACGTATGCCGCGATCACGTAGTGAATGGGTGGTAAGTCTTGTGACTACGGTTATCGGTAGTATTGGTGGTGGTGGTTTCATCATCCAGTATTTTGGAATACATGATTATGCGGGCACATGGGCAGGGATGTGTGCGATTGGTGGTTTGTTCTTTACATCAGGTTTGCCGTTTTGGGCTGTTGCCCGATGGTTCTTTAAATATGTGAATGACCGTGAAGGGAAAAATATTTTAGAGGTTGGTAAAGAAATCAAAGATTTTAAAGACAATTTTTAAAGAAACCTGAAATTCAATGCCGCCGTGATTGGCGGCTTTTTCACATCAAGAGGAAAGTAAAATGGACAGAAAACCATTTTTCGATGCTGCACGTTTATTGGCTGGCGGTAAACTTACACAGGCCCAAGTTGACGATTTAAACAAAGTTGTAGATGGTTTATTGCCAGATCAAGGGAAGGCGACAAGCCGTGTCGGGATAAACCTTATTACCAGCTTTGAAGATTTAAGACTTAATGCTTATGACGATGGAGTGGGTGTTTGGACCATTGGTATAGGCACAACCATTTACCCAAATGGCACTAAAGTCAAGAAAGGCGATACATGCACCTTAGACCAAGCTAAGTCTTACTTTGCACACGATCTTAAGCGATTTGAAGCTTCAGTAAATAACCTGGTGAAAGTGCCACTTTCTCAGAATCAATTTGATGCGCTTGTAAGCCTTGTCTACAACATAGGTCAAACAGCATTTAGCAAATCAACTCTTTTGAAAAAGCTGAATGCAAAAGATTATGTTGGTGCAGCCGATGAATTTCCCAAATGGAATCGTGGAGGCGGCAAAGTCATGAAAGGTCTAGTTCGTCGCAGAGAAGCAGAGCGAGCACTCTTTCTAAAGAAGTAACTTATATGTGCCAACGATCAAAACTAGCTTCGCTTGTCACAGTGCTGTGCCTCTTATTCTCAGGATGCACAGCACACACCATTAAAACTAATGTCAGTATCTCGGTTTGCTTGCAGTGTGTTCAGGGTTAATTCACTCTAAGCAAACCAGACCAAGTAAAAGGATTATTGCTCAGTTTGTCTCGAGACATTGACCAACCACGGTTCGGGATAAAACAAGGCCCAACACTAATTTTCCTTTTCCCAAACTTCTCTTGAATCCCTTCGTACGCTTTCATAAGTTTTTCTTTTTCTTCTATTTCATTCATATCAGTGAGTAGATCATAAATATGCGATGCCTTAGGTTCTAAACACGTCAGGACAACGCCACACTTCTTGAATAAGATGCCTTGCTTATAAACATGGGTAATCATAATAGATACAGCTCGAACGAGGTCTGTGACGCAATCTGTGGGCTGTGGGAATGCAAAAGAAACGGATTTATTGTAGAAGGGCACATTCTTATCAAATGGGTTTGATTGAGCGAAAACAAGAATACATCCGCACAATGATTTATCGGGACTGTTCTAAATTTTGTGTAAGTACTTAATTTTCATTTATCCTTCAGAGGATAATTACAAAAGGTACTTCACATGGATGAAGCAACAATCAAAAGTATGGCTGCCGAATTGGCTAAAGGTCTAAAAACACCAGAAGACTTAAACCAAATGACAGCAGTCTTTAAAAAATTCATGATTGAAACTGCACTCAATACTGAACTTTCAGACCATCTCGGTTATGAAAAGCATCAGTCCAGGAAAGGCTCAAATAGCCGTAATGGGTTTAGTTCTAAAACCATTACAACTCAAGATGGACAACTGGCTTTAGATATTCCCCGTGATCGAGAAGGTTCATTTGAGCCACAAATTATCAAAAAGCACCAAACACGCATCACCAGTATGGATGACCAAATCCTCTCACTGTATGCAAAAGGAATGACTAATAGGGAAATTGTAGCCTTCTTCAAAGAAATGTACGATGCCGATGTCTCAGCATCTCTCATCAGCAAAGTTACCGATGCTGTGATTGAGCAAGTGACTGAGTGGCAAAATAGAGCCTTAGATAGCCTTTATCCTGTTGTCTATCTTGACTGTATTGTTGTCAAAGTCCGTCAGCACTCCAATGTGATTAACAAGTCCGTATACCTTGCTTTAGGCATCAATATGGATGGACAAAAAGAATTACTGGGTATGTGGATTGCTCAGACAGAAGGTGCCAAATTCTGGCTGTCAGTCATGACAGAGCTAAAAAATCGAGGAGTACAGGACATTCTTGTTGCTTGTGTAGATGGATTAAAAGGCTTTCCTGACGCGATAGCCTCCGTTTACCCTCATACTGATATTCAACTGTGTATCGTGCATGTTGTACGCAATAGCCTGAGATTTGTAAGCTGGAAAGACTACAAGGCTGTTACCTCGGGTCTGAAAGCGATTTATCAGGCAAGTACAGAGGAAAATGCTTTAAAGTCCCTAGACATCTTCTGTGATCAATGGAATCACCAGTATCCCAAAATTGGAGAATCCTGGCGGGCCAATTGGGAAAATATCCGAACGATCTTTAGCTATCCAGCCGAAATACGTCATGCAATTTATACAACAAATGCGATTGAGTCGTTGAATAGCGTAATACGCCATTCAACGAAGAAGAGGAAAATCTTTTCATCTGATGACTCAGTAAAGAAGGTCATTTACTTAGCAACATCAAATGCTGCGAAGAAATGGACGATGCCAATTCAAAATTGGCGTTTAGCAATGAATTGGTTTACGATTCAGTTCGATGATCGATTAAAAGATCATTTATAAAAAATGGAACTTACACAAAATAATTTACAGGCTCGATTTATCTGCTCTTAATCGCTTACAAGCATCTTGAGCATGCATAGCAATGGCTTCTTTCAGATCATTTAATTCTGTTACTCTTTGCCCGAATGATCGGCTAGAAATGATCTGCTTTTTACTTGGTGGTGTATCCTCAATCTCAATGCATGCCACACCTTGCAACTCATTTACAGTCCTTGCCATCACTATGCTAAACAGCTTCTGCATCTGAATAGGATTACTACAAGCTAGGTCCATCACAGTATTAATCCCCATGCTCTGCAGCTTTTTAGCATGCTTCCTGCCAACTCCCCACACTTCACTCACATCTATTTTTGATAGATAGTCCTCTTTATTGCATGGATCCATGCGCACCAAATCACAAACCCCGTTGAACTGCTTATTCTTCTTTGCAATGTGGTTTGCAATCTTCGCCTCTGTTTTACTTCTTCCAATTCCAACACATACTGGCAAACCTAGCCATTGCCAAAGAACGTTCTTCATTTCATGACCATATTGAACCAAGTCTCTGTAGTATTCAAAAGAGGTGAGGTCTAGAAAACACTCATCAATCGAATATTGCTCAACTTCATTGTTTGCTACGAATCCAGCAAGAATATTGTGAAATCTACGGCTCATCTCAGCATATAGGGCATAATTGCTAGACATCACAACAACATTATTTTGCTCAACGACATCTCGAATTTGGAACAAAGGCACACCCATCTTAATGCCCAAGTCCTTTGCTTCCTGTGATCGAGCCACAGCACAGCCATCGTTATTGCTGAGTACAATAACTGGTCTATTATTCAGCTTTGGATTGAATACACGCTCACAACTGACATAGCAGTTATTCACATCGACAAGGGCAAAGATTCGGTCACGCATGGCAGTCTTGAAAAAGTTACAAATTCAAGATAAATGGTAGAACTGAGTCTTTGTGAATTCAAATTTAAAAAACTGTGGATAAACAGGAAGGCGACATTCGGTGTCGCCAAAGATAGTGCATTTGGTCGGAAATTAGTCTCTCCAACTATCAACAATGTCTGCCCAGTCTTGCATCATTTTTCGTCTTGGCTTTAAGTGTTTTGAGTGATCATAAGAAGCTTTAGTCTTGTTAGATTCAGCATGAGCTAGTTGTTTTTCTACCCATGCCTCCTCATATCCCTTTTCATACAATAGAGTTGATGCTGTAGCCCTAAAGTCATGTGTTGTAACACCTTTTAGGCCAATATACTCCAACATGCTGTTAAGTGTTTCTTTTGCCAACATACCATTATTTTTTTTGCTGTAGATAGCAGGGAATACAAGTAGACCGTCACCAGAAATATCATGTTGCTGCTTTAAAATATTGAAAACCTGATCTGATATAGGCAAGACATGAACTCTGGATTTTTTCATTGCTTCCACAGGAAAGGTAATAATTCTAGATTCAAAGTCCACCCATGACCACTCCATCTTTCTAATCTCAACAGCTCGGAGCATGGTATACAAAAGAATAAATCCAGCATTCTTTACTGTTTGGGTTCCGTTATATTTTGGCAGGCTAGATCTTGCCTTATACCTTTCTTCTTTTGTCAGCGCTCTAGCGTGATTTACACGTGGTCTTTTGATTACATCGCGCACAGCATATGTAGGATCATTATCAGCACGTAATGTTGCAATGGCATAGCGAATTACAGCGCCAAGGAACCTTCTATTCTCAAGAGCAGCAGATGCACCAGAAAAACGGCCACTTGATTCTTTCACCACACGATCAACAGTATTATTGAGAATTTTAAGAACGTCCGCTGCTGTCACTTCGGCTACATTCTTTTTCCCAATGATAGGGGAAATATCCTTCTCTAAAGCAATATCAAACTTGCCTTGATAAGTTTCGGACTTTGAGGCCATTCGCTTTAGCTTGAACTCAGCAGCAATTGAATCAAAAGTGTTTTGTGTTTCAGCTAGTGCTTGTGCCTTAATATTTTTACGGTCTTCGACTGGATGGATGCCTTTCGCTAATTTTGCCCTCATTTCATCCTTAAGCGAACGAGCATCAGCAAGACTAATAGATGGATACTCCCCCAAGCTCATTGATGACTCTTTACCTTGGAACACAAACTTAAAGCGCCATACTTTCGCACCAGTTGGACGAACTTCTATATAGAGGCGATCAGCATCAAGAATTCGATAAACCTTGTCTTTTGGTTTTAATGTTTTAATTTTTACATCAGAAAGTTTAACAGTAGCCAT